CTGCAAGTACTCTTATTTGTCCGGGTATAGCAGTAGTATTGTGCTGCCATTCTGCTACTTGTTCATAGGTAGGCAGTTCGAAAACTTGTATGGCAGAATAGTCGCCACCTGTACCCATTGAAGGATCAAGTGCAACAACATATGTGTATTGGCTTGTTGGCTTCTTGTACCAGCGTGTTTGTCCCATATTAAGTATAGGGTTGCCTCCCTCCATTGTAGCAAGATGAATACTGTTAATTAATGTTTCGTCAAATACTAAGAATTCACAGCCGTATTCACGGCGGAAACGTTCTTCGCCAATACGTCCAATTTCTGCATCACGCCAAGCATCATCACGATCTGGATGCTCGTGCCATTCTGCACGGAAAGCATGGAAGCCATTTATACCTGTATCGCTTTCGTTGCCATATTCGTCAAACTTTTGTTCTGCTTGTTTCCAAATAGTAGCAAATGTATCTTCGTCTGAGTTAGGTGTGCTTGTAATAATTGCACGACCACCTGTTGCTAGTGTAGGCGAAATCGAAGTCCAAAATTCGTCAGCAATGTTTGGTTGCACAAATGCAAACTCGTCACAGTATAATAGCGAAATAGACATACCACGTCCAGTAGTGCCTGTTGTTGTTTGCGACACAATACGTGATCCGTTTTCAAACTCTATTGATCCTTTGTTATATGATATAACACCTGCTCTAATATAATCAGGACATAATTCATATACATATCGTATGCGTTGCATAATTTCTTGCGCACCTGTATATTTGTGTGCAGCAATTAGAATAGTTTGATCTGGATTAAACATTGCATACCAGCACAAATAGATAGCAGCACAAGTAGTTTTACCTGTCTGTCTAGGCATCATATTAATATTAAAACGGAATGTATGGTAAGAATGCATCAAACGCAGTTGATACTCGTAAGGGTCAAATATTAGCTTGCCTTTTACAGGATGCTGAATGTATGCAAACTTTCTTGCAAAATGCAAATACCCTTCGTTTGGATCCATGCACTTGGCAAGATCCTGAATTTGATCTTCAGTAAAGGTTTCTTTTTGATTTGCTTTCTTGGTTAATACACCATCTAACGACTTGCTCATAGTATTATTTAACCAAAAAAATAGCGCCTTGCGGCGCTATTGAATTATTTGGATCAGTGCTGTTTTGCTTTTGCGGCCTTCCATTCGGCCATTAAGTCATTACTAATAGATTCTACAGACATCGGATTGTCACCGTCCTGTGCTTTAGCATATTGCTTTTTACGACGGTTGATTCCACCAGCTAGATCATTTTTCATGTAGTCATCATCTTTGTATTCTTCGTCTGGTGAGTTATCCCAATCTTCGCAAGTCATTTCTTCTTCATGCATTCCACCGCAAATTGGACACGGCTTAGGTCCCATTTCGTCACCGTCTGGTTCCATTGCCATTGCCATGTTGCTGCTAGGCTGCAATCCTGCATTTTTTACCAAATCCATCAAATCTTTGACATTTTCCATGCCAGAAGCATTCAATGAAACATTCATGCTAACTGGTGAGCCCGGATTAGACATTGCAGGAGCTGGCATCGCACCTTCGCCGCATTCGTCTAAGGCTACTATTTTTTTGTAAATATCTCTGATGTCCATAATTAACTCCCTACAACACTTTTAGTGTTCTGTTTATCGTCCATTTTTTTGTTTTCACCTGGTTTTATACCTGTAGCAGGATCAATTTCTCTTTCTTTACGTGCAGCTTCAAGTTCTTTTAGCAAGTCCATTACTCTGCTTTCACCTGCAGATTTTTGTGCGCTTTCACCACCCATATCTTCTTTATCTAGTAAAGTTTCGTAAGGTGATTCGTCTGCTGGTTTTTGTAGTTCTTCAATTGGATCAAACTCCCCACGTACATTTAAATGACTGTGTGGAACACTGCAATTAGCAACTAAGTATTGCTCTAATATGTGACTTGTAACTGGGTATGTAAGCTCTACTTCATATGTAGTCACTTCCATATTTTGCAATGCTGGAAAGTCCATTGGTGTTTCTTGTATTGGAGTCTTTTTACCTGATGATAAATTTAAAACTTCGTATTTTTTAAGATTTGACTCAAGTTTATCTGCAAATCCTTCAGGTAACTCGCCGGCTACCCTAATTTTAAATTTATAGGTCTTTTTAGATTCCATTAAATATTCTGAAAAAGATTTCATGTGCGCACATCCTATTATTCTTTATATATTATTTATCTTTATCTAGCCCTTTGAGCTTCTCTAGCAGACTGTTTCTGTCTGATACAACGTATCCTTCGCCATTTACAATACCTGTAGGTGAAGAATCGTCTTTGTCTAATTTTTCTTTTTTAAGTTGCAACTCGATCATTTTGAGCTTCTTATCCATCTTAGCAACCTTTGCATCAAGTCCTGTCTTGAGCATACTGCCAGCAACTTCAAATACTCTGCCACTGTAACGACTTTCAACATTCATACCAAGATCCATTAGATCTTCGTAACTGCTCAACGCACGTTGCGCAATATCTTCTAGTTCAGCATCAGCCTTTTCGCCTAGTCCTTTTACACTAGGAAGGGCTGCGGCAATCTTGTCAAATTCTGCAATATCTCTAAAAGTTTCTTCTTGTTCAACAACAGCAGAGTGTTTGGATTTTTTCTTTTCTTCTGCTTTTGCTTCATCAATTATTTCTTTAGAATCAGGCAAATTTAGTATTTCTTCTAGTTTCTTTGTCATAACACTATTTATCGGCTATCAAACTCGTATCCATTATTTTCTATAAACTGTTTGTGTTTTTTATAAACATAGTCTTTGGTTGTGCTATCATAATATTCCATGTAGTTTCTTTTTGTAGATGCATTTAAGTGCAGTAATGGTATAAAGCAATTAAGTCTATTTTGTATTTGTTTAAAGTCTTCATGAAGATTTTCATATTTAAGTATTATATTACAACCATTACTATAAACTTCTTGCGATGTTTGTGGCATAGTTAATAGAAATTTTTTAAAACCTATGCTCTTATAATAACGCAACATTGTTGTTGATATTTCTGTATTTTCATCTGGAAGTTTGACTGAATTATCTCCTGCTAAAAATTTTTCTCTTCTTGATATTTCCCAATGATATTTGCTAACATACCAATCCCATGGATTACGTATTACACAAAAAGCATCTTGTATATCCGGGTGTGATTTCTTTACATGTTCGAGCGGAATGTGCCAAAACCAGTTACTATTAATTGAAAAGGGTTCCAACCAAGTTCTAATACTAGTGCCGGCAGTTTTTGGCACATGTATAAAAATTATTTTATTTGAAACTACTGCCATTTGTTAAGTTTTCTTGTATATTAAAGTTAGACTTTACATCACAACTGTATCTACATGCAGGGTGCGGATTGTCTTTTGGCCAAGTTTTTGGATAAAAGTCAAACATTTCTGTTTGAAATATTTTCTTTATTGTATGTATTTTTGTGTTATTAAAATTTTGTTTGTATCCTTTTTTTTGATAAAATTCTTTAATAAAATCATCTTTAAAATTTTGAGAAAGCATTCTATCATGATGAGAAGCTGTCCAGCAGCAAGGCCATATCCTCCCATCAGCTGCCAAATATATACTATTATTGACACTACCGTTAATAGGAAGTACCTTACACTCAATGTTGCATTTGTTATTAGGAGTTGGTAGGTCGTTCGCAGTTTCTACATCGTATTTTATATGAGAATTAGGTGGAGGAGCTTTAGGAGGCTCAAAAAACTTTGTTATTCCTTTTTCTTCTACTACTGAAGCTGGATAAATCCTGTATTCTTCTTTTTTATTTTTATCAAAAACTGGAGTATAGTCTTGTACCCATCTATGACTAGGCCTATAAGTAAAGTTTAAAAATCCGTATTCTTGTGCTAACAACTTGCAATCTTCTACTTGATGTTCGTTATGTTTAAAAACATTCATCATCCAAATTGCTCTGCCGCCAGCATTTATGTATTCTTTTGCATTTGAAATTACAACATCATATCGTGTGTTTCGTCTATACAAATGATGTGTATCTTCTAATCCGTCTATTCCAAACTCTACATGGACTTTTCTATGTGTTGCTAACCACCTCCAAAATTCTTTGTTTAAGGCTCCGCCGTTGGTATTAACTTTAATTTGTAAGATATGATTTTTATTAATAATCGTTTGTAGCAATCCTTTAGGATCACTGTGTTTTACAATATCTCCATAGTTGCCATTGACAGCTACATGTTTAACAGATGTTAGTTCTGGCTGATTTAAAACAGAATCGAGTTCATCTTTTGACCATTCTGTAACATTAAGCCATTTAGCAGTATCAAGGGTACCTTTCCAATTTCTAGGACATTGTGGGCATCTGGCATTACAATCCGATGTGGGTTCTAAATGTAAATGAGTTATAGGTTTGCCGTACATGGAAGTATTTACTACTTTCTTCTGCCTGTGTGAAAAATATCTCCCTCATTGATAACCCTAAAGAAAATTCCTTTTTGCTTACACCAAGCTCTAGCAGCCATCCATTTTGCTTGATTGACAACATAATGTGCTTGATTGGCTCTAGATTTTCCTAGGTTTTCTCTAAAAGTTTGATTGGCGGGTTTAACTTCAATGAGTTCAACATTTTGCTTTCCTTTAGCATCGGCATATGCAATAAAAAAATCTGGAACATATATTGTATGTTTTCCAGTTAAAGGATTTCTATATGGAATACGTATTGCTTCACTGGCCCATTGACTAACACTAGGATGTTCGTCACAGAATCTCATAAAGGCAAATTCCCAACTGCTACGATAAGTTGGTACTTTTGTTCCTATGTATTTGTTAGGGTTTTTAAGGGTGTATTTACCTTGGGCAAACTTTGCCATGATCTACACCTTTATGTTTCTACGTTCTACTTTATCAACAGTTTCTGTTCTTTTATAACCTATAGAACTTGATTTAGGCCTATTATAGTTTATAACTTCTGCTACAACTGCACTTAATTGCACATCGTCCAAGCCTTTCATAGTATCTAAAATTTTAAATATTTTTATACCATCAATTTTTGCTTGCTTCAATAATACTGAAGAAACTGCAACTGCTGCACTTTGCTCAAATCCTCTTTTTGTAAAAAATGCTAAAACAGAATCTACATCGTTTGCTGCAAATTCAAGAGGCTTATCATAGTACCTATCAAAAAATTGATTTATTTCTTTATCTGATTTTTTTGGGATGTCTGCTTTGGGTAATGCTGTCATATTAACTTCCAGTTACTTTTGCTGCTAATGCTGCTTGGTCCGATGGACCTAATTTAGAATATGCATCTTTCATAGCATTTATGCCCCCAGATCTGCCAGATGCTTGGTAATCGTTTTGGAATTGAGCAAATTTTGCTGCTTCAAGTTCTGCAGGATTATTTGGACCTTTTACGGCATTTGAAACAGCACTCAGTCCTGCAACTGCCACTGTTGCAATGGCTAAATCTTTTGCTCCGCCGCTGCCGCCATTTTTAGGAAAGAACGTCTGAGCAACACCACTTACATCAATACCTGCTGCTGATCCAATTGCGTCTGTTAGCAATCTAAATCCTTGTTCTCGTAGTCCATCTTTAGACAAATTCCTAAAATTGCCAATTAAATTTACTGCTGCTATTCCTGCTTCTAGAGGATTATTAAAGTTCTTGCCTTTGGTAATATAATCATATAGATCTATTGCACCGCCAAATATTCCACCTAATCCAAGTGTGCCACCACCTAATAATGTAATAGGACTTGGTGTAGAATCGTAGTGTGAAGGATCTCCAAAACCTACTGGATCTCCGTTTGCTCCGGCTGTTACATTTCCTCTTAGATAATGTACTGCTTCATAAGCAACAGTAATAGTATTAAGCATAGTACTGCCATCGCCACTATCTACACTATCATGTTTCCAATCTGTAATGATAGGATTTACTAGAGTGTATGTTGTATAACTCTTACGAGCCATTTGGCTGATTTGAATGTTTCTAAAGAAAGGAACACTAATATTATTATCTAAACCATACTTGTATTGGTTTGCTCCGGATCCTTTGTAAGTTTGGTCTCCTGAACCAGCTTTATTAAATGCGCCAGGATCATTGCCATAGTTACCATCTGCAAAATAATATCTATAATATGCTTCTAATAATGCTGTTGTAACACCGTAGTTATCATCATGGAATTGTATTGTTACAGGCTGATATGCTATAGCTGTCTGTACATTCTTTTTACGGTTGTACTTGTTTTTTGTTTCAACTTCTGCTCTGAATGTAGGTAAGTCTGCACTTTTAACTAGCATACCTATTTCTAGATTATGCTTATTCCTTAGATCAGGAAGTACATTAGATGCTGCTGGATCTAATACAAAATGGCAATGATAGAGATGCTTATGCTTGGGAGCCAGGCGTTGATTATCGGTAACGAACAGCCTATTAGCATGTTGCCAATCCGCCATATTACCTTTAGGGCCTAACACCCCTGCTGCTACATTGTCGAGAAATCCATTAAACTTGCTTGCCATACTAATATTTATCTATATGAATTAAGTGCGTAGATAATAAAAAAGGGAGCATAAAGCTCCCTTTAACTAGTATTAACTATATTTTATACGCCGCCGCCAGTTACTAGAGTATTAACTGTACGTCCAACTGCTGTACCAACGCCAGTACCTTGTGGTGTCTGGATTGCGTTATCATATTGGATTTCTAGTGTAATTCTCATCGGATCGTTGTTAGCATATGCAAGTTCGTTATAGTTTGCATTTACTACAAAGCAACCATATAGTTCAAATGTTTCTAGTACAGTTGGTGTGTTAGCACCGTTACCGCCGTCTAAGATTTCAATACGTGTTGTAAATTTGTAATCTTGACCTGATGCTGCGCTTGACTGTTCGAAGAAGTCGAACTGCTTCTGTAACTGTTCGCCTACTAACTTTTGAACGTTGTTATTAACATCTTCACGTAAGTTCAATGTAATTGGGGACCATGTATGCTTTCCTGCTAGATATGCTTTGGAGTTATATACTGGAATCTCAATTGGTTCAAAAGCAACTGTCGGTCTAGTAACATCTACAACCTGTTTTGTAAGTTCAGTTGTTGGTGTCGAAACACCAAAGTTTTCCAGTGATACCCTAAAGCGGTATTGTAGCTTTGGCATCAACAAGCCCTGATTGCTTGCGCTGTCTCCGCTCGCTAGTGGCACTGTGATTTTTGATAGTGTTGAAATTGCCATTTATTTGCTCCTGTTATATCTATTTATCATCTTATAGACCTGCTATTTCCCCAGTATTTTTCAAACGCAATGGAATGTAAATAAATTCAACTGCTTTAACTGGTTCAATTGCAATATCTAAGTAGAGCTCATTTCTGTCAATTCTACTTGGTGTATTGTTTGATTCATCACAAACTACCAAGAAGTCGTACAGTGCTCGTTGTCCTACAAGCTCAAGCATTAAGCTCTCTGCTGCTTGTTTGATCTCATCACGTGTGATCTTATCATTTGGTTCAAAGATGTAAGGCTTAGCAAGTTGATTCAACTGGCTGCGTAGGTAAATTACCAAACGTGCTACGTTGATTCTGTCTAGTGCGCTTGCGCCTCTTGCACGAGTCTTTTGACCGTAGTTAAGAAGTCCTGCACCTGTAATGAATGTAATTGGATTAACATTTTGTGCGTACAGTGTATCGCGCTGTCCTTCGTTAAGTGCAACTGGTACAAATTCGCCTTCTGCATCAATATAACCTGTTGAGCTTGCGTTAGTGATTCCGCCACGTCTTGTACCTGCTGGTGCAAACCATGGGTAAGAAACTTGGTCACTTAGTGCAATAGTTCTAAGCATCATGTGACTTGGAGGAATTACAACATTGTTACCAAAGTTGTCACTTGTGAAGCCCCATGGATAAAATATACCCATGTACTCATCTCTAGAAACAAGTCCTTCGTCATTGTCTTCTACTGCCAAATTAACGTTAGTTGCCCATTCATTTAATGAAGTAGCATCTGGTGTTAGTCTTGCTGGAGAATCGCCAACAATAAATGCACTTAGTCCTCTGTCATAGTTTAGACTAATCATTTCACCAATCAGTTCTGGATACCCTGGGCAAGCCATTAGGTTAAACAGTCTTGCTTCATCATCTCTAATATCATCATTGTTATTAACAACTGCTTGTAGAGCTTGTACAACAACTTTACGCTGTGCTTTACGTCCGAAGCTACCTGAACCGTCGTTCTGGTTACCTGATTCTGTAACCCAGCGGTGTGGATAGTAGTTTTCCATTGCTTCGTCACCGTTACGTTCGTTGTCGCCATTAACATCAATGTAGTTACGCTCAAAACGTTTTACGTTAAATCCACTTCTACGTAGGTTCCATAACAACATACCTTTTGGATATAGTGCTGGATCTGGAGCATCTGGATCTAAGTAACTGCTTTCTAGTAGTACATCAATGTCTGCTGCATCGCTTTCACTACCGGCTGTTGCCCAACGTGCATCTGCAAATAACACACCATTTTCTGTAGTTTGGTCTGCTTTGTCTAGCAGTTCCCAACGATTTGCAATTGGTGTGTTTAGCTTGTTTGCATTAAACTTGTAAATTTGTGGATAGTTTTCAATGTCTGAAGTGTCAATCCACAAGTCACCATTTTTAAGTGCAGTGCCGTCACTCTGTAATACAGGAGTGCTTGCAGAAACAATAGGTCCATTTGGATCTGTTTGTTCTGCTTCGTCTGCATTGTAATAAGGTGATGTTGAAGTTAAGTAACCAACCCAGTTGCTACCATCGTGGATCATTAGATCAACTTCATCGACAATTGAATTATACCATTTAGCACCTTGTGCTGTTAGTGCAGTTACAGGATCATCACTTGCAGTGTAAGTAAGAACTTTCCAGTTACTTGCTTGTAATTCTAGTGGTGATGTGCTGCCATCTGTACCAGGTACATAATATAGATTTGGTGTGCCGCTTGTTGAACTAACAAATGCAGCGTAACCCATTTCAGTTAATACACCGTCTGTATCAACAAATCTAATATCTCCACCTAGTGCGTGTGAAATAACAACTCTGTTTGAAGTATCAACGTCTGCTGTAACATTAGTAATGTTAGCATCTGTGATTGCTGCTGCAATCGCTTCTGCATCAGTGCTAGAACCTGTCAAGCTAGGTACAGTAACAGTTGTAGCAGAGCTAAATGAGCTACTTCCGTTATCTGTGCTTGCAATAGTAAATGTTCTATTACTACCAGAAGTTATAGTTCCTGTAAGTATTTTAGAACTTGTAATAGTTGTTGATCCTACATTCTGTCTGCGGAAAATTTTAAATGTTCCTAGCTTTTGACTGTCTGCTGCTACGTTTGTCATAACATACAAGTCACCAACTGCAAGATTTGCGCCGCCGCCTGTTCTATCTAATTCGTACAGTGCGTTTTCGTTGTTTGGATATAAAGGTGCTTCTACAGTATCCCATAGTAATGTAGCATCGTTCCAAACTTTAACTCTCCAACGTGCGCCTTGGTTAGGTTCAGTTGTTTTAATCCAAACACTGCCCGATGGACGTTGATATGTGTCATTTGTTTTCCATTCTGGAACAACAGTGTGTTTGCTAATTGCTAGTGCTGGAGGATAATATGAACCTACATTAATTCCTAATAGATCCAATGTATCGGCATCGCCGCCTACTACAATAGGACCGCCTAATGACGAGTCGTCAGCACCTGAACTTGTACCATCACTATAAACTTCTAAGCGACCATCTACTGCGGCAGCACTTAGTCCTGGGATTAATAATCCATTAATTGTTGAAGCAACATCTGCTACTTGATCGCTTGATGTAACTGTTACATCCGTACCATTTAGTGTAATTGTTGCAGACGCTACTGAGAATGTTGGGTTTGCATTGCTGCCTTGGATAGTAGGCCAGCTTTGAATCCAATCTGCACTTCCTACTTCTACCCACTCACCAGTTGATAATGCAGGTGCATTACCTTCTGACTTGTACCAAAGTCTGTTTGTAGTTGTAATTGCAACAATAGCATAATCACCTACTGTACCTACAGAAGATTTTGGTGCTCCTGGTGATGTAATGCTTCCTGTTACTTGAGAAACGTTTGTAATTACGATTGGTGTTTGTGCGGTAAATGACTGACCGCCTGCTGTTGTAACTGGCGCACTGTTCCATTGTTGAATACCAAATGCAGTAACCGAAGTATCAAACCAATAAGTACCAGCTTCTGGGTTAGCTGCTGGTGCAGTTGAACTTGGTTGAATCTCGTTCAAATCAATGTCTGCTCTTACAACCCATGCCCTGTTGGAAACACCTAAGAATGAATAAGCTGCCTGTAAGCCGTACTCATTAAGCTCTCCAGCGTGTATTGGGTTATTGTTATTATCAACTTGGAAAACTGGATCTCCAAATGTATCTGCTAGATCTCTTTGAGATGTTAGCAAGTAAGGCTTACCAGCATTTGCTGCCAGTGTTCCTTGTGCTGTGCCTGTGCCGCTTGCATTTGCCTTATCTTGCGCACTGGCAACAAAAATCATTGGGGTAGTGCCGGGTTCAGCGGGAGTGTAAAAACTCTCGTCAATTACCTTAACCTCAACACCTGGTGATACTAATGCCATTTTGTTTCTCCTGTAGGAATTAATTTTATTTGCTGTATGTATTTACCATTATCTAATAAAAAATCATGTTAAACACCTATAGAAAAGGGACCGAAAAGGTGAGGTAAATACAGTATGCGACCATTATGCAAGTGCGGCCAGCGTCCTGCTGCTATAAATTACAAAAAAGGAAACAGAACTTACTATCGCAAGCTCTGTGAAACCTGCTTGCGCAACGGCATTCATCACGGAATACCCAAATGGAAGCAAAAAGGTTATACTAAGGGAGATACCTGTGAAAAATGCGGATTTAAATCAAAACATTCAGAACAGTTTAATGTGTTCCATATAGACGGAGATTTAAATAATTGTCGTCCTAACAACCTGAAGACGATATGCGCCAACTGTCAGCGTCTTCTTCAAAAGGACGGGGTGCGCTGGAAGCAAGGTGACCTAGTCCCTGATTTCTAAAGATAGTACGAATAAGTGTATCAACATTTCTTTCTAGTCTAGCTAAATCACCATTGTTGTCAATAGTGTAATCGCACATCCATTGTTCAATGCTCATTGAACTAGGATCTTCAGTAGGCAAATGATCGCAACGATCTACCCAAATTGCATAGTCAAAGATTTCTTCGTTTTGCATTGCGAAGAATTCACGCTTGTTACGTAGTCCGCAATAGATATTGTTTTGTGCAAACAAATTTCTGCCTAGTCTTGCTAAATCATCTTTACAGTAGTCGTGGATCATATTGTACCATTCAGTGCGATGGTTGTGACGATCTGCATAACACTCTTCTTCGTCTGCGTAACCGTACTTGTCTTTTAGATCGTTGAATATAAAAAGCTCTGAACAGAACTTAGAACTTGATTGAAATGTGTATCCGTATTTTTCTAATAATTCGCAAACAGTATCTTTGCCATGACGACCATGACCTACTACTAATAATTTAGGTAGCATAAATTAATCTCCGCACAATATATTTTATATTATACGGAAAAATTAGTAAGATGTCAAGTATTTTTTACCCTATTAAGAAACCGTAGCCTGCACCGCCTGCTACTGCTTCTTGAACTTCTTTTTCAAGTTTTTCCATTTCAGCAGTTGCTTCTGCTTTAAGTGCATCACCGTTTAGTGTTGATCCGCCTTGTGGGCCAGCAATAGTAGCAAACTTACTTCTTGCTTCACCTAGCATAAACTTACAACTAGCAAGTGTATAATCTTTAATCCATTGCTTTGCTAGGTAATCATCTAATAATGATTCGTCTGGGCGATAGTTATAACAATAAAGTAATAGATCTTCTTCTGCTCTAGGACGTTGTAGTAGTGTTAATTTTTTAGTTTGTGTGTTCCATTTAAATTCTATAAATGAACCAAACATACGCCCTACTAATTCTTGATATCCAGCAAATAGCTCGTAAGTTGCAAGGCCACCCATATTAGATGAGCTTAACAAGTATGTATTTGTATAAGCCATGTTAAATGGTTCAAACAATGTGCCGCCGTCGCCGCCGCCGGTACGTGATCCTATACTTCTGCGGAATAACTTACGAACTTCAACAATTTCTGCAGGAAGTGTATATTCGTTTTGATCAATGACTGTAGGCAAGAAAATATATGATTCTTCAACTGAGTTGTCTGAACGCTGCCTAAACTTAGTCAATGCTTTATTAAGTCCAGTTTCATAATGAATAGGATCTAATTCAACGTCGATCATTCCGCCGCCGAGCATAGCATTTACATAATCATATACTTCTTGTTTCTTTGTTGCTAAATTTGCCATATGAAGTTCTCCATAGTATTTATCGTATCGATAAATATGTGTATGCCAAGACTATCTTTATACAAACCAGAAAAGGGCAACGACTACGAATTCCTAGATCGACAGATACTAGAAATGTTTTCAGTCGGCGGTACAGACTTACATGTCCATAAGTATCTAGGTCCCGAAAATCCAGATGACGCATCGGCAACTGCGGATAAGCCGCAATATGATGCTGTCAAAGAAACTAACATACAAGACCTGCTGTTTATGGAGAACAGAGATCGTAAATACGATCCGGATGTTTATACTATACGAGGAATTTACAATGTCCAAGATTTAGATTTTAATCTAAGTCAGTTTGGGTTGTTCTTAGCTAATGATGATACTATTATGCTCACTGTGCATATTAGAAGCAGCGTTAAGACATTAGGCAGAAAGATTATGCCAGGTGATGTAATAGAATTGCCGCATCTAAAAGATGAATATGCATTAAATGATTTTTCTCTTGCATTGAAACGCTTCTATGTAGTCGAAGACATTAATCGTGCAGCAGAGGGTTTTACACAAACGTGGTATCCTCATTTGTACAGATTAAAACTTAAACAAATTGTTGATAGTCAAGAGTTTAAAGAGATACTAGACCTTCCTGCAGAAGAAGGCGAAACACAAACACTTAGAGATTTGCTTTCAACCTATGAACAGGAAATGCAAATTAATAATGCAATCTTGAATCAAGCAGAAGCAGATGCTGCAAAATCGGGGTACGATACCAGTCATTTCTTTACATTAAACATTGACGATAACGGTGACACACAACTTAACAGAGCAGACCAAACAGTACTCGATGCAAGTGGTGCTGATTTAACTGCTGACAGAATAATGTCACCTCCGGATAGAGAAGGTTATTCAGGATACTTGTTAGGTGATGGTATTCCGCCTAATGGAGAAGCGTTCGGACACGGAATTCAATTTCCTTCAGGAGCAACAGTGGATGATTATTTTTTAAGAACTGACTTTTTTCCAAATAGACTGTTTAGATATGACGGATCACGTTGGGTTAAACTAGAAGAGAACGTGCGCATGACAATGACAAATACCGACAACAGACTTACACAAAAAGGAACATTTGTTAATAACACCAACACTGACGAAATTGGTGGTGAAACAGTTCAAGAACGACAAAGTTTGTCTCAAGCACTTAGACCTAAGGCGGATAACTAATGCAACATTTTTATGACGGACAAATTAGAAGGTATATTACGCAGATAGTGCGTATGATGAGTAATTTTAGTTATAAGGATGGCAAGGGTCAGCTGGTGCAAGTGCCTGTTATGTACGGAGATATAACTAGACAAGTAGGTTCTATACTAAGAGATAACAGCGAAAACAAAATTCCTAGTGCCCCTCGCATGGCTGTTTATGTCACAGGCATAGAAATGGACAGAGACAGGACTGGAGATTCCAGTTATGTAAGTAAAGTAAATATTAGAGAACGTGCATACGATAGTGAAGGAAAAGAATATCTAAAAAAGGAAGGCAAAAACTACACTGTTGAAAGATTAATGCCCACACCATACACACTTAGCGTGAATGTAGATATCTGGACAACTAACACAGACATGAAATTACAAATCATGGAACAAATTTTGATGTTGTTTAATCCTAGTTTAGAAATACAAACCACAGACAACTATATCGATTGGACTAGTTTAAGTGTAGTTAATTTAGAAAACTTAACTTTCAGTAGTAGAAGCATACCAGTAGGAACAGAAACTGAGATAGATGTTGCTACTTTAGGATTTACTACACCAATTTATATTTCCCCACCAGCCAAAGTAAAACGTTTAGGTGTTGTTACGGACATTGTAACTAGTATTTTCAACGAGCAAGGATCAGTTGATCTGGGAGATGGCTTAGGACAAAGTTCCGGAAATGCAGAAGCATTAATTAGACCGAAGCTGGCTGTTGTTCCTACCGGTGAAATTAAAAATATTCAAGAAAAACAAGAACTTGTGCGATCAGGTGTTGATATTGTTATGGGTATGAGTCACAACCAACCTAATCTATTGGTAATGAATAACACCATTCAACTTGTTAAAAAAGGAATTGTTGGCGGTGAAGACTGGATCAGTTATTTGAAAGCGTTACCTTATGAATTCGAATCTGGTGTTACACAGGTACGATTAGCAAGAAATGATTTAGATAATGAAATTTCAGGAACACTAGCAATTAATGAGAACGACCCAGCGTTTGCTATTGTTAATTGGGATGAAGATTCGTTACCTTCCGACTCTGTTATTACATCTTCGTTAGGTGACAGAAGTAAAATTGATTATATCATAGATCCTCAAAAGTCAAATCCTCAAGATTTAGGACTTACTGGCAACCCAAGGATACTTATACTAGCTCCAATTGGCGATGTTGATAACGAAGATGGTGCAGACGCCTGGAAAAATGCGGACGGCACTGATTTTGTTGCTAGTGAAAACGATATTGTTGAATGGGATGGTACTAAATGGAGTATTGTATTCGATGCAAGTAGCTCAACAGACACAATATACCAAACAAATCTTAATACAGGCGTTCAGTATAAGTGGGATACCGGTGAATGGTTACTAGCATTTGAAGGTGAATATCCAAACGGGTCATGGCGTTTGCAATACTAAGATAATTAACTATATGGACAGTATAGTTTGTAGTGGCGCACTAATATATTCATTAAAAACAAAAAGATTTTTGTTCTTGCATCGAACACAGGGTAGGCAAAGTAACCTTTGGGGGCTGGTTGGCGGCACCAATGAGCACACCGAAACTCCATGGGAAGGACTACAAAGAGAAATTTTTGAAGAAATTGGAGAAATTTCTATCAAAAAAACTATACCACTAGAAACCTTTGTATCAAATGACTCTAAATTCTTGTTCCACACATACTTGTGTGTAGTTGCTGAAGAGTTTATTCCTCAACTTAACAATGAACATGATGGTTATGCATGGGTATCCTTCAAATCCTGGCCGAAGCCGTTGCATCAAGGACTAAAAAATACTTTACAAAACAAAACAAACATTACAAAATTGGAAACTGTGTTCAAAGTTATTGATTTGGTGAATTAATATGTCAAAAAATGATAAAATTAAGAAATTTATCTGGGGTACTGAGGTTACTTGGGCATCTAATGAAAAATATTGTGCAAAGTTTTTAATATTTGACAACAAGCACAATAAAACGGACTTTATATACCATAAAGATGTTAAGAAAACATGGTTTGTCAATAGCGGAGAATTTATTGTCAGGTATATCAACCCAAAGGACGGAAAATTCTACCATAATGAACTTAAAGAAGGCAGTACTTGGGAAGTTTTTCCACTTGTGCCAACAAGTTTAGAATGTTTGACAGAAAATGGAAGCATTTCTGAAGCATCTACTGAACAAAATGAAGAAGATTTATTTTTTATTGCTGCGGAAGGTTTATTTTGATGTCTTTATTCTTAAAACACAGCAAAAAAATGCAGTCTGATGTAGAGTCTTATAAAAATGCTATTAGTAAAATTAAGTTAGGAAAGAATAAGCAATATTTTACAAATCTACTTCAGAAATTTATAGAATATTCTCGATATATAGACAGTGCGCATGACACTAATAACAATGGTTACATAAAACCAAATGTTAATCAAGAGTTTGTTATCGAAATGATAAAAATACGTAAAGAATTTGCTAAACTTCTAAAAGATGTTAAAGAGCACTAAAATCTTTAATTGTTATTGCACCAACCATTGCTGCATGTAGCGTACATTGGTACCTAAAGTTAGGCGGCGATGTAGTTGTTTCCGGAATTCTCCAATATAAAGTACCACTTTCTTTGCCTTGGGCATTTGAACCGGTAACTACCGTCCCATCGTTTGCAACATGAACCAGGCCAGTGTTGTATTGAGTGCCTGTACTATCTTGTATTTCAAAAGGGTGTCCTGAAATATTATTTAGATCAAATGCAACTGTAGTTCCACTTATAACGTAAATTGTAGGATTATCAGTAATACCATAATGATCTGAAAACCTATATGCACTGGCTGAATTATTAACTAACCGGAAAGTTTGTATTGCATGTTCATAGAACTTATCAACACTCATTCCAGCTGTAGTAGCATCATTTAAGTCAGTAAAATCAGATACTGCTGCTGCTGATGCTGATAAAGTAATAGAATCAGTACCTTGGTTTGTAATAATATTAATTCCTGCACCTGCAACTAACGTTAGAGTGTCAGTAGTATTGTCTGCTTCAATGGTATTTTGGCCAGAAACTGCAATATTAGAAAATGCATTTTGGTTAGGCTCGCCGCCTTCGCCGCCGCCACCGCCTGTTGATGCAATAGTTAAGGTGTTTGTTCCAGGTTCTGTGGTAATTGTAACGTTGGAGCCTTCAGCAATATTTAAAGTATCATTAGTAGATCCTGCTACAATATCACTTTGACCAGATACCGAAATAGTATTAAACACATTAGGTATAGACACGCTTGACGATGAAACAACTACGTTCCAAGATGTTCCGTCAAACTGCCAAGTTGTATCACCTTCTGTTATTGTGTCTCCATTTGATGGATTTATTGGAAAATTTATCGCCATTTTTTTATCCTTAATTCGTATTAATAGTAACTGAACCGGAAACGCTTGTTCTAGTTGAAGTTATAGGTTGTTGTCCATATCTTGTATATAGCATTCTGTTAGGAGCACCATACAATGCTCTGTCATAACTGTTAAAATAATCTGGTTGTGTTCCAACAGCTTGGTCAAATATAACACTTTTGCTATCATTATACATTTTTGTTACCAGTTGCGTAGGTGTTAAATTAGGTTGTGCTTGCAAATGTTGAGCGCACACGCCTGCAACCTGTGGAGATGCCATACTTGTTCCTGAAATATTCATAATTAGGTATGCAGGATCATCTGGATGTGACTGTGTGCTGTATCCATCATTTACTGTACTGCAAGAACTTACAATATTTGTTCCAGGTGCGTGTATGTTTGTCATTGGTCCTGATGTGCTGCTTGCTGCAACTTTGTCTTGATTAGATAACACATCAGTGTCTATATTACCTACTACAAAGCAATCATCTGTTCCTGTACTTCTTGGACTACTACCTCTATGATAGTAATAAGTTGTACCACCTATATAAACTTCGTCGTTATAATGTCCGTTTATTCCTAACCCCGGGTCAAGATAATTTACATAGTAATCGTTTCCAGATGCAATGCATACGTGTATCCCGGCAGCAATCATATCATCAATTTCTGCATCTACTGATGCTACTCGAGCTGGTATTCTTCTAAATATTCCTTGTATTACAGGAACAACTACACCTGCATTTTGCCATGCTTCGATTGCAGTTGCATAATTAGTAGCACCATAACTCCAAGCGTCCATATTTGTAGTCACATCATTATATAATAATCCGCCGGTTGGGTCGCCAGCAACTGTACTGCCATACCCCCAGCTCATATTTACAACTGTAGGACGTCCGTTAGTTTTTGCTGCATGCCATAATCTAATTGCATCAAACGCATCTGCTACAGGAATACCTCCACTGTCTCCTGGTCCTTCAAGTCCTCCTAATTTTTGTGCGTATATGTGTGCGCCTTTAGCCCATCCATATCTTCTACCTGCTGCTATTCCTGCACAATGAGTTCCGTGTCCGTCCCAATCTCTATCGTGATTGGCGCTTTGTGTTCCTGATAATCCACTTGCAGCATACCAATCTATTGTTTGTAGTCTTGTTTCGCCGTTAGCGTCTAACCATTCTGGATGTCCTACTTGTATTCCTGAATCTTGGATTACAATATCAACGCCTGTTCCGTCTAGTGCGTATTCGTAATCTCCAGTTGTTACAGTGTCTGCTCCGTAGATATTAGTTGATTCGATACATCTTCGTAATCCCCAATTAGTATAACCAGATATCGAAGTTGTTTTAGTAAAGTCTGCTGTTTGAGAGGCAAATTTTACCATTTGTATATCGTCACGCTTTTCAGCTGGAATCTCAACACTTAATATTCTAGGATCTGTTGATAATTGTGCGGCTTCTTCGTCAGTTAGCATCCAGTGAGTCATGCGCTTAGAGCCTATACGTGGATTAGCAATATCTACACTTCGATTTGGGATGGGTCCTGATCCGGTAGATGCTGCTATTTCAGAATCTACTTCGCTTAAATCGATTCCTTTTTTAACAACTACTACATATTCTTTTTCTATCATACTAAGCTCACCCAGGCTCCGTTTTCATAAACTTGCGCTTTGTTCAAGTCTGTATCATATACCATGTCACCATTAACTGCTGCTAACCCGTCTTTATCAACTGTTGTAAAACTAGGTAGCCTAAAAGGACCTTGAGAAACAATCACCCCGTCAGGTGCTGTAAGTGTTAATGTACTTGCACTTGTTATATCAGCTGCTCCAACACCTGTGTTAGTAAAAGTATCAGCTGAAACACTGTTGAATACAACATCGTCTGTAGTATCAAGTCCTTGATTAGATCCACTTGCTGTATCTTGGAATGTATAATTACCTGCACCGTCTGTAGTTAAAACTTGCCCTACTGTTCCGTCAGATACTCTAAGTATAGGTTCGTAACTACTAGGTATAGCTATAGTAAGTGATTTCTCAATAGCGTCTGAAGTAATTTCAATACCAAACCCATCCTTTAGTGTTAGGGTATCATCGCCTGATGCACTGAACTGTGTGCTATCGTTGAATGCTATATTTTTAAACGCACTTGTATCCGGAATAGGAACAGATGGTTGCACCCATTGACTGCTATCTGTATCTTCTACATAAACATACAATCTACCATTTGTACTATTATACCAAATATTACCCGATTCTGGAGAAACTGGTGCAGTGTCCGATACATCTATACTTGCACCGCTTGATGCTGCTCCTGTTCCTGTTCCTGGATCAGCTAGGGTAATGGTATTACCCATATTAGAATTACGCCGCCGTCATATGTAAGACCGCTGCTAGTAGAACTACTTACTGAAAAAATAGTTTTTCTTTCAGTATAAGAATTAAATTTGCTAATGTAAGTTTCTGCAGATACAGGATTATCTCCTAATACATAGGTTACGCCTTGCGTATAGTAATCACTACCATTTTTAATTATAAACGGATGAATAGCAGAATTGAAACTTATATTGCTGTTATCGGATTGATCAAAAATGTAAGAGTAGCCTCGTACTAGTGTAATACCAGGATTAGCTTCTCCGTCTATATAAAATGCTTGTGAATATACTGCTTCAGGATCTACATCAACTGTAATTTCTCTAGTAATTGATGCTATTCCTGATTGATATATTTCTCTAGCAAGATTCTCGGAGGTATAAACTGTTACTCCGCCTTTAATTTTGCCGTCGAACAATCTTAGTGTTTTTGCTTGTCCGTCAAAAAATACTTCTCCACTAGATCCAACGTTCCTATCTAAAAAGTCGTCCGGTCTTGGAATGATTCGTATTCTATCTACTACTGGTGCTTGATTTGACATTTTTTAATTCCCGATTATAACATATTTATCGGAAATTATATAATCCAAGTTACGATGGACCAGCGTTCTCCACTAGAAACAGGAGTAACTTTGTGTGGAAATACAAAATTACTAGGAAATATCAGTATTTGATTACGCTTTAATTTAAAAGTTTTGTTGTTTATTACAAAATCACCACCTTCGTAGCAATCATTTAAATTAAGTGTAATACTTATTCTTCTAAAAGCGTTAGCAAAGTCATCGATGTGTGTATCAAACTCTTGACTTTGTTGATATCTCAATATGTGAAATCCTGAATGACTTCCGTGTATAGATTTACCAGCATCTGGTATATCTTTTTTGTATTTTTCTACAGCGTCAAAAACTATTTTTTCAATGCGCTTATATAATTCTTGGTCAGTATGTTCTTCGTTACCTGGATGTAGATAAAACTCACTGCAAGTGCGATGAGTTGTTAGCCCATTGCCTGTCAATGAAGGTATTAAATTGTGTTTGAGCTTTAGGCATTCAGAATATAAGTCGTCTTCAAACTCAAATATTTTTATATAATCTTCTAAAACCATTTGTGCATTTTACTTACTATGCTTTTCTTAAAAACTTTATACATCTCTTGCAAACTAAGATATTTTATTTGATCTTTAAAACTAGTGCAAGCCATAGATTGTTGCCAAATCTTTTCATTAAATTCTACTTGTTCTAAATCAAACTTATCATCAAGTTTTTCGCTGGTAAATTTAACATACATTAATACATCACCGCGTTTCACTTTCATCTTGCCTTTTTTAGTTTTAAGTTCTATCGTTACATCTATAGGTCTGACCCATGCACCTACATTGTATCTTCCCGGTAGAACATGCCAAGACAGCGGCTCTTCAGAAAAGAACGGTGTAAAGACTTCTGCATTAACATCCTTTTCAGCATAAAAAATATATTGAAATAAAAGTGTTACAAGACGAGGATCGTCTTTTCCTTGATCATAAACTCTTTCTTGAACTAGCCCAGGAGCACCTAAAATTGTAAGATGCTCTTGATCTTCGCTCCATTCTATAGTAAAATCTACAGGAGATTTGATTGCATAATAATCATTAACACTTTGTTTGAATGCAGGGCAGGCTTTGTATGTACCTTTTCTGTTTTTAAAGGCGTCAATTGGTTCAGGTGCAAAGAATCCTAGATCTTTCCAGGCATCGTTCATTGGATTGCTTTTATATATACACCATTTAATTTTAGTCATTGTCTGGTCCTTTAAAGTCCTGTAAATTTATTTTTATATGGTTCCTTTCAATAGGAATACCGTATGCTATAGGTTCGCCTTTCTTTATTTCCCATTCGTATGTATGTTTATCGTCAAAATTACAATATGCAGGGAAACTTGGAGGCGTGTTCCAAGAATCAATTATAGCTGGAAATATAGAAAAGCACTGCATTTGCATTTGTGTAGGAATGTATAAAATGCTTTTGTTTTTAGCGTCAATTGTCCAAAAATAATGGAACTTAAAAATACTTTTCTTTATACCATTTTTCACTAAAGGTATTTGATCATATGTCTGATCGCTCATAGTAGGTGTTGAAAAACTATTATTTCCTTCTTGTATATTTACAACCAAATCACCAGATATGTCAATGTGTTCTTCTTTACCAACAACATATCTTAAAAATTTAAAATTTCCCGGACTCGGAATATAAAATCCTTCAGTTAAAAAGTTTGTTACTGGCGGACAATTTTTTATATTTTTTACACTTGTATTAATGTCTTTAAACCATGTTGGAATATTTTTCTTAGCATGTTGAGGCGGACTACAATAATTTTCCATATACTTTATAGGAAACACAGGAGAAACATTAATATCAGTCATACTTCTTTTTCACATGCCAGTCTTTGTATTCACCGTGCTCGTGTCCTTCATAGTATTCTTTATCTAAATTATTTTCTGTACTACTTGACCATTCTTCTCTTTTTATAGGAATAACTTTTGCAATAGGATCACCTGCATTTATAGTCCATTCATAAGTTCCGTTATCATTAAAACTACACATAGCCGGGAAACTGGGCGGTGCTAACCACTTATCATCAGCATCTACTATAGCAGGTAAAATTTCAAAAGGTAAAAAATGTAAATTTAAAGGTACATATGCTAAGGAATATCCTTCTGGGGGTTTAATAAGCCAGTAGGTATAAATTTTAAATATACTTTTTCTAATACCGTTAATTTCTAAAGGTGCTTGATGAAATTCGTGCTTACTAATTGTTTGTATTTCTGTCCAGGCAGGTGCTCCTTCAACTTCGCTCATATCAAGTGTCATAAAAATATCGCCATCAACAGATATTTCTTCTTCTCCATTAATAACTTCTCTTTTAAAGTGATAAGTTGCAGGAGATAGAATGCAGTATCCACTTATTAAATAGTCAATTACAGGAGGACACTTTTTAATAGACGTTTTGTTTTTATTGTCTATATTTTTAATCCAATCAGGTAAAAAACGTTTTGCCGGAACAGGTTTTTGGTTATAAAAATCCTGATTATCACAAACTAAATTACCTCTAAAAACTTTTTCAAATACAAGATTGGGCATATATCATTTACCGTAATTTAAGTTGAGTGCGTCTTTTTCAAAAAATAATTGAAAACTGAAACGTCTATCTGCTTCGTTTGCAATTACAGTAGTACAATGATTGTAGTCTTCATACATGATTACTGCTCTATTATACTTAGGAATAATAGATTTAATTTCGTCGTTGTCTTGATAACTAAACCAACCTCCCCAATGATCTTTCCATTCTTTATTTAAATATACACTAATTGCTGTGCGCTTACCGCCAAAATCATTATGTCCATCTTGATGCCAACTTAAACTACTGCCAGGATATCCTATATACAGAAATCCGTCAGCAAAAGATGGTGTTCTAGTAAAGATATCTTGTTCAATAAAATATTTTACAATTTCATCTGTATAAATTTGTCCTAGCATATGTACTAAAACACATCCAGGATTTTGATTTATGTAAGAAGGAAATAGCCCACCATTAGTAGTCCAAACCGCACTGTTTGAAAGTCCGTTAAATAATCCGTCTATTTGTTCGAGAGATTCTTCGTCAAAGATATCATCAATCACTTTCAGCATCTTGCAAATCTTCTTCTTTTAAAATTTTATATTGTCTGTCTGTTTTGTGTTCAAACATTATACCAATACTTACACGCCAAGGTGTAGTTGGAGCAAGAGCTTCGTGTGCATAGCCGCTTGGAAATATTACAATACGTCCAAGTTTAAAATCCACACAATCTGTAGGGTTTAAATCTTTAATATTGTCATAAAATTGAAGATCACCATCAGCTTCATTTGCAAAATAAACAGCCGTCCAGTGATAATTTTTTTCAACTGTATCAACATGTGGCCCTGGCCGCATACCTTTTGTTTGGCCGTTTAAACTAACTCTGTAAATTCCTCTAAATTCACCGTCTTTATCAATATTATGACAAAGGGCTCCTTCTATAGCTGCTGCAATATTTGTTACTACAGGAGGCATATTTTCTGAATGATTTTGTGCAAGATGGAATAGCTGACGTCCAAAAAATCTATCGTATTCTCCCAACTTAGTGGCATCGGTCATATGACCGTATTCCCATTGTATAAGTTGTAATTGTCTTGCATGATCTGCAACCTGCCAGGCGGGAAATACATCATCATAAACAAAAATATTGCTACTACAATAATCAGGATATGACTGTTTTAATTGTGAAAGTGGTATCATTGTGCTTTGCATTTTAACTCCTTTTCCTTATTATACACGGTAATATAGCAGTTGTCAAGCTAAATTACTAAAGGAATCATACCTAAGTGTTCCGTTGTATCCATATCGTCTATATCAAATCCTATAGTAAATCTAGTTCCATCATAGTTTGTTAGATTCCTAACACTGTGTTCCCGTTTTCCTGGACCTAAATAAACTAGTCCTGGACGGTTTTGCACAGCAAACATTTCTGTAGTATCAAAATCGTTATGATAAAAAACTGTTTCGGTATTTTGTGGATTTATAGACAAGTACCCATGTACAGGGCTCCAGTGGTTATGTCGAGAAAGCACTGTATCATGAGTATGATGATTTAACCAACTTTGTATCCAAAGTTGCTCGTCAAATTGTATTTTATAATGTTCAAAATAATGTTTTGCACATAGTTGAAGTTCTTTGAAAATTTTAAAGAAGTGTATGTTTCCTGGCATAATTGAAAAAACATTATACCTTGTATAAAACCAAGTTGTATCTTTGTTGTTTGTTTCTGCTTCTACAAAGTCATTTATTTTTTTAACAGCAGTAAAACAGTCTTTAACTATTTCTTCTTGCTGCTCTGCAATATATTCTATCTCGTATAAATTATACAAAAGTTTATCGTTAGTTTCTACTATTTTCATTCTATTACCAATGGTATCATGCTCAAGTGATGAGTCTCTTCGTTGTCATCGATATCAAATCCAATTGAATACCTAGGACCATCGTACTCTTTTGTAGTTATAACTTCATGTTCTAAGTTTCCGGGACCAATATATAACTGACCTAACTTGTTATTAATAGTAAATGCAACATCGTCTTGCCCCATTTGCTCATAAAACACTGTTTTGCTGTGTTGAGGATTTACAGCAATATAACCGTGTATAGGACTAAAATGATTATGTCTTTCAAGGTTGTTATCGCTTCTATGATTGTTAAACCAGCTTTGCAAATATAAGCCTTTATCGTGTGTAACTTCATTAGTTTTACAAAAGTCTTTAATACATTCTAGGAGTTCTTTGTATAGCTCAAAGAACATTTTATTACCCGGAGTAACTGTCCAAATATTATATCTAGAATAATAAAAAGTAGTATCTTGACCTTGCTGTTCTGCTCTTAAAAACATTTGTATTTTTGCTATTGCTTTTTCGCACTGAAACATCCATTCATTAAGATTATCTTCGGTAATCGTTTCTAGTTGATAAATGTGATATTTCCATTCTTTATTTTTCTCTATAAGTTTCATATTTTCTCCATATGCAAAAAATTACATCCGCTCATATGAGCACCGTACATAGGATCATATTCACTGTTTTTAACAACAAACAAGCCTTCAATTAATTTATTAATATCTCGATCATGCAACCCATAAACAGGCATGCTAGGACGTACTCCAAATATCTTTTCTGGTTTTTCATGATAGAATAATCTAATAAACAATTTTCCATTTTCTTTTAGTGCATTATAATAATTTTCAAAAACTGTTCTATAAACTTTTGGATGATTTACATGCAATGCTCCAGCATCAATTACAGCATCAAACTCCTTGTTAAAATCTAATTCTGCTATGTTTTTAACAATAAAAGTTCCGTTAGGAAAACGTTTTTGTGTTCTAGTAATTACTTCTTCAGAAATGTCTATACCTGTTACGTCTAGTCCTTGCTCTAATAAGTATTTTGAATTTCGGCCGTCTGCACAACCTGCATCTAAAACTTTTCCTGTTTTAATATCAAAATAATTTATAAAATCTACAACATGTTCGTCTGGCGAAAAATCAACAGTATCCCAAGGACCGCCTTGAGGGTGTTTTATATAAAAATTATTCCAGGCTTCTATGTCTATATAATCTATCCTATTCTGGATCTGATCATTGTGTTTAGTGTCCATCTGTCTTTACCGCTTGTATTAATTTGAGTTCTATGATTTAAAAATCCAGGAAAAAATAAAACATCACCTGTTTTTATTTTTACTTCTCTCCATACATCTCTCGGATGTGTGTCTTTAGGAAGATTTTGCCAGGCATATTCTAAGGGATCTCTAAATTCTATGTTCCCGCTATTTTCTTCTGCACTTATGTATGCAACTATAACAATATCAACACCGGGATGCGAATGTTCTCTAACATACTGCCCTTGAACTTGCCTATTGACATGACTACTTGCAATATATTTTTCTAATGGTAGCAATTCCCAATCTTCGGCAATTTTTTCTGCTCTTTCTGCCGCCCAAACAAGAAATTCATGGAATTCTGGCCAATGATGCGGTGTTGCTCCTGCAGGTGTTGTTTCATAATTATCCGCTGACGGAACTCCGTCTTGAAAAAGACTTTGTTTCATCGTAGGAAGTAACTTTTGTAGATCAAACTCAAAAGTATCTTTGTATATCAAGTTTCTAAAAAGGTTTTGTTCTATCATAATGAAGCCATTGATAATGGTGTGTTTAATGGAGTTCTTGCTCTCATTTGATAACCAAAAGATATCCTAAATTTTTCTGTTG